CATAAGATGTTATTAGAACCAGACACATTTAATAATGATTTTGCAATATTTGAAGGCGCAAGAAGAGCTGGAAAACAATGGTTAGAGTTTAAAGAACAAAACGAAGGTAAAATACTAATTAAGCAACAAGAATTAGATGATGCAAACAAAATAATTAACAATGCTATGTTACATCCTGTATTAACTGAAATGATGCAAAATAAAATAGAATCTGAAGTTAAATTAGAATGGCAACATAAAGATGTTAATTTTAAGGGCTTTGCAGACCTTTTAACAACGTTTAATGGTAAGAAGTGCATAGTAGATATAAAAACTACTAATGATGCTGGAAAACGCTTTGAACGTGATTTATACTATAATGATTATAAAATGCAATTAGCAATGTATCAAGACCAATACGACAAAGATACAGATGCTTACATTGTAGCAATAGAAACTACTACACCATTTAATGTGCAGATATATAAATTAGATGATAGTTTATTATTTAAAGGTTGGATGGATTACGATTATTATACAGATAAATTTAAAGAATGGAACGGAGAGCCACAAGGTTACTCAAGTGATATTGTAGAAGTAAAAACAGAAATAGAAGAAATAGTATGAAAAAAATAATTGACTTTTATATAACTACTAAAAGAGAATTAAAATTTCAATTAGAGCTTACAGATTTGCAATATAATGATTGGTTAGAAAATCAATTAGATTCAGATGTTGAACAAGTTATAATGAATTACTATGATAAAAATTCTAAAGAAATTGAAATGAATTTACAACATAAATTAATAAATAATTGATTATGAAAAAACTTGCAATAATAGGTGGATTAAGTTTAATGACTGCTGGTGCTACTAATATGTTATGGCATAAGCAAAAGTTAGATTTAAATCCAAATACATTTGCAATAGCTACGGGAAGTTTTTTTGTAGCTGTAGGAATAACCTATAAATTTTAATTTAAAACAAATAACAATGAATAAAAAAGAAGAAACAATATATTGTGGTAGTGGTAAAGTTATGAATCCTAAATGGCTTAAAGTAACTATCAATCCAAGAAAATTAGCTGGTTACATACAAGAGTACAATGGCAATAATTTTATCAAACTAAATATTAATTTGAAAGATGAGCCAGACCAATATGGCAAAGATGTAAGTATTAGTATAGATACTTGGAAACCTGAACCACAAACAGAAACAAAAGCTACTGATACTTCAAACGATTTACCCTTTTAAATATAATGAAGCAATCAAAGGTCTTAACAGCATTGGGTTTAACGTCACAGGATATACAAAATATGTTGATGAACGGTTACACAATGCCAGAGATAGCAAAGAAGTATAAAATAGAATACATTTCTTTAGTGCAAGCATATAAGGTTCAAAAGAAAAATTACAAGTATGTTGATTTTATACAACCTAAAAAAGAAGTGAAGGACATTCAACCAGTGTCCTTTACTTTTGACAAACTATATTCAGAAGAATCACTTAATCAAGAAGAGCTACTTGCATATTATAAGTATGAAGCTAAAAACAAAGCATATTTTGAACTCTCTTATTAGAAATACAAAACAAATAAAACAAGTAATTGATTTTACTGGTTTACAAAATGGAAAAATTCACCCTACTGACATAGATTCTGTACTTGAATTTGATAACGAAGTATTAATTTTAATTGAAGTTAAATATAAATATTCTAAAATACCAACAGGTCAAAAACTTGTTTTAGAAAGGATATGTGATAGTTGGCATACTAACAAATCTATTGTTTTATATGTAGAACATAACCACGTAAATGATAATGAAAATATTCCTTTACATAAGTGTTATGTTAAAAACATATATTATAAAAAACAATGGCAAGAAAGAAAATCAGTATTATTGTTAAATTTTCTCAATAATCTTGGTGAATATTGGGATTGTGAAAAATTAAAATTTCAAACTATATAAATATGAAAGAATTACCATACTTTAAATTTTATCCTAATCAATGGATTACAGGCAGTATATCATTTATGGACTTAGATGTACAAGGTGCATTTATAAAAGTTTGCTGTTACTACTGGAGTAAAGAATGTAATGTAACAAGAAAACAAATCAAAACATTAATACCTAAACAATGGAGTACTTTATTAGATGCTGAGTTATTTAAGATAGATAATGAATCTATTAGTATTAAGTGGTTAGATGAACAATATGAAGAAAGAAAAAACGCACACCAAAAAAGAGTTAATGCTGGCAGAAAAGGTGGTAAAACTACACAAAACAAGCAATGCTTAAGCAATGCTCAAGCATTAAGAAAAGATAAGATAAGAAAAGATAAATATGCAAATGATAATTTACTTAAAGTAAATGATGAAGTGCAAAAACTTCTTGACCAATGATATTAGAAGATAAAGCTACTATACCATATTTAAAAGCATTTAAAGAGGGTAGAATTAAAAAAGGCATTGGTATTGGTTGTTTATTAGATGATTACTTTCTTTATAAGAATGGTAATTTTAATATGTTTCTTGGTTTAGATAATGTTGGTAAAACAAATTTTATATTATGGTACTTAACTGCACTAAGTAAATTACATGGTAAGAAGTGGTGTATTTGGTCAGGAGAAAACAATGCTGGACAGTTAAAACGTGATATTATACAAATGTGGACAGGTGAAACAATTAAAGATTTAAACGAATATTTATTTTATCATGATGAAATAAGTAAGTATTTTAAATTTATTGATAATAGAAAACTTTACAACCATAAAGAACTATTAGAAATATTTGATAAAGAAAAATGTGATGGTGCATTAATAGACCCTTATACTGGTATTAACCATGATAGAAGAGTTTCACAATTTGAACGAAATTATCAAATATGTAATGATGTTAGAGAGTTTTGCAATAGAACAGGTAAAACAGTATTTATTGCAATGCATCCACAAACAGAAGCAGCAAGAAGAGTTTATCCACCAGACCATCAATTAAATGGACATATACAACCACCAAGAAAAGCAGATTGTGAAGGCGGGCAAGTGTTTCCAAATAGAGTAGATAACTTTATTTGTTTACATAGATTAATATCACATGACAAATTGTGGATGATGACAGAAGTACACGTTTATAAAATAAAAGATAAAGAAACAGGCGGTAAACCAACAATGTTAGGTGAACCATTAAGATTTGATTACAATAGTGGATTAGGTTTTACTATTGGTGGTAATAACGTATTAAAACAAAAACAATGAAGATATTAAATTTATATGCTTGTTTAGGTGGTAACAGATACAAGTGGGATGAAGTTACAGATATAGAAGTGACCGCTGTTGAGTTAGACCCAGAAGCTGCAAGATTATACCAAGAAAGGTTTCCTAATGACAAAGTAATAGTAGCAGATGCACACCAGTATTTATTAGACCACTACAAAGAGTTTGATTTTATTTGGAGTTCACCACCTTGTCCAACACATAGCAGGTTTCAAATTTCTATGAAAACAAAAAGAAAAATGAAATATCCAGATATGAAATTATATCAAGAAATTATATTTTTAGATACTTTTTTTAATGGTAAGTATTGCGTAGAAAATGTAATACCTTACTATGAAACATTAATTCCAGCAAAAAAAAGAGATAGGCATTTATATTGGACTAATTTTAATTTACCTAATGTATTAAGTGATAGAAAAAGTCCTAATATGGCAGCACAAAAAGAGGGTAGAGAATTATATAAAAAATTAAATAAAAAAGTTTTTGATGTTTTTTGTGAATACCACGATTATGATTTTAAAAAATATAAAGGTAAACAAGATGTAGGAAAAATGTCAAGAAACTTAGTGGACTATGAAGCTGGTAAAACTATATTAGAAACAGCAGTAGGAATAGTAAGAAAACAAAATGTAAACCAAACAGAATTATTTTAAAACAAAAACAATGAGATATAAATATGAAGACATAGAAAAGTTTTTAGAGTTTAAAACTTGGACTGATAAACAAAAAATAGATAAACTATTAGAAATAGATTGCAGTTTATATGCACATCTTGGCACAGATTCAACAAGAAGTGAAAAAGATGAAGTAAAAAGAAAAAGTTTAGAAATATACAGAACTATAAAAACATTAGATAAAAAGTTAGGTGATGAATTACTTTACTCAGAAGATTTAAAACAATGAATATTACTAACGAAGACAATATGGAGTTAATGGCAAGGTATGAAGATAACTACTTTGACTTAGCTATTGTTGACCCTCCTTATGGTTTGGGAATATCTAATTACGATACTTTAGGAAATAAAAATATGGTTGCTAAAAATTCATTTTTAAAAAAACCTATAAAACCAAAAACCTATAAAACATCTGAATGGGATAATAAAACACCTACAAAAGAATATTTTAAAGAATTAAAAAGAGTTAGTAAAAATCAAATTATATGGGGTGTTAATTATTTTGATGGTATGGGATTAAATGGTGGCAGATTGTTTTGGGATAAAATAGGAACTGGCAACTATTCAAGAGGTGAAATAGCTTATATAAGTTTTGTTAAAAGAGTTGAGTATCATCAATTTAGATGGTGCGGAATGTTGCAGGGAGATATGAAAAACAAAGAAGATAGAATCCACCCAACACAAAAACCAGTTAAACTTTACGAATGGCTTTTAATGAATTACGCTAAAGAAGGTGATAAAATACTTGATACCCATTTAGGAAGTGGTAGTATAGCTATTGCCTGCCATAATTTAGGATATGATTTAATAGCTTGTGAACTTGACAAAGATTATTATACCGCGGCTATAAAAAGAATAGAACAACATAAACAACAAATAAGAATGTTTTAAGATGAATGATTTAGATTATACAATTACAAAAAACAAATTAGAAATATTGCTTTTAAAAGCTCAAGAGGGTTTAAAGGTAGGTTAGAGCTGAGGTTTACAATTGATGAACTAAATAAAAAACAAAGTTTGTTAACAATGCAAAATGTAAAAGCATACAAAGAAACTGCAGAACTTAAGAAAAAATTTAATACTTTTAAAAAATAAACTATAAATCATGGGCATAACAATATTTTTAACAACTACACATTTAATATGTTTTATATTAGGTATAATAGTAACACACATCATTGAAAGCAAATTCAAATAAAAAGAAAAGAACACTTAATGAGTACAGACAAACAAAGGACTCGTACTATATTAATCCTCATACTCCTGTTGAGTATAACATTGCTTTACTGTGTAGGATATACCCTAATGATGCAGAGTTAGGAGCTGTAATTAGAAAACATTTTCAAAAGATATGAGTTTAAATGCAAATCAAAAAGGTAAAAGATTTGAGCTAAGAATAGCCAAAGATTTAGCAAAGAAATTTGATACCAATATCAGAAGAACACCAAACTCAGGAGGATTGAGTATTAAAGGAGATATTTTAACTACAAGTGGCATACTATCTGAATATAGTTGGGAGTGTAAGAACCAAGAGAAATTAAATATCTGGAAAGCATTAGAACAAAGCGAAGGAGATGCAAGAGGAACATTAAAAACACCATTAGTTGTATTTACTAAGAACTTTGAAAAAGATTATGTTGCATTACAATATGATGACTTTGTTAATTTACTTCTTGAATTAGATGA